GTAGTCCTCGATGCGCCCGGCCACCTCGGCGTAGGCCTGCACCACAGGCAGCGCCACCTCTTCGGTGGGCGGCTCGCTTGAGCCTTGTTCTTCCAGCGCCCGCAGCGCCGCGGCTTGGCTGGCGTACACCACCAGCTTGCCGTTGCGCTCGACCACGTAGCGGCGCTTGCGCTTGGGCTTGTCCTCGTCGTCGTAGCCGCCCGCGCCCCCCCCGCGCAGGTCACCCTGGGCGCTGACGCTGATCGAGCAAGCGCCCTCAAGGTTGCCCCCGAGCGCCCCGCCGAAGTACAGGCCGGCGTAGTCGCCAACGTAGCGGCCTTGCTGGCTCACGTCACATCCAGCGTGTCCACCGTGCGGTCACCGCTGCTGTAAGTGGCCTCGATGCGGTTCTTGGTGCCGTCGCGGCTCTTGAACACCATGGCCGAGCCCTCCAGCCCCGTGGCATCACCCGCCGCCACCGCCAGCAAGATGCGCTGCACATCACGCAGCGTCAGCGTGCCCTCCACCGTGCCCAGCAGCGGGTCCGCCGCCGAGCCCGCGCTGTTGAGCAGCTCACCCATGGAGCCGGGCGTGCTGTAGGCGCTGGCCAGGGCTTCCCACACCGCCGCCGACAGGGACTGCGGGCTCAGCTCGGTGAACGGCGTGATGTCGCCCGACAGGTTGCCCGTGGCGCGTGGTGTGGCGCTGGCCGAGAACTGCACCAGCGTGGCGCCGACAGCGTCAACGATGGCCCCGAGGGTAGCGTTGTTGACCGTGAACGTGACGGCCGTGCTGCCCGAGGCCGACAGGGCGCCGGCCAGGTTGGCGGCCAGGTTGACCGTGATGGACGTGGAGCCGACCGCCGAGACGATGAGCTGACCAGCGGCGGGATTGACGGTCACCGTGACCGTGGTGTCGCCACTGATGTTGCGCCCCGCGGCAAGGTTCAGCGTGCCAGGCGTGAGCGTCACCACCAGATTGGTGAAAGATTGGTGAACGACGACATCGCCCCCGGCTTGTAGGGCAAGGTCCATGACGATGGGGCGAGGTGCCCGCTGGGGATGCCCGCCAACTTGGACGGGATGCCCTGGCCCACGGACTGGTTGCGCAGATCCGTGCGGCCCCACATCGGGCGCAGCGTGCCCACCGCGCCACCGAGGTGGCGCAGCGGCATCTGAGCCAGCAATGTGGTGTTCTGCTTCAGCCCCACGCCATCTCCAGCGAGCCGTAAAAGTTGGTCGTCGCACCTGTGGCCGCGCCCGCGAAGTACAGCCACACCAAGCACGCGCCGTCTTTGACCTGGGGCAGGCTCGGGATCTGGTTCAACAGGTCGCGCTCGCCCGCCACCGAGGCTGTCGTGATCGGCAAGGTCAGCAAGGGCCGCGCAAGGCACAGCGCCCCGGTGCCGGTGTTTGCGGCGGACATGGTGACCGAGGCCACGTTGGACACGCCTGTGTCGCCGGACGCCAGGGGCAGGAACGGCCCATAGTTGTTGGCCGCCGTGCCGGAGTGGCTGATGTGGCCTGCAATCGCCGAGGCAGTCATGGCGACTGTGACCGGCAGCGCCCTGCCCGAAGTCGGCACCGTGTTACTGTAGCTGAGCGCGATGTTCTGGGCCGTGGCACCCGCTGCGGCGGTCTGCACCCAGAACAGGCGGCACCCCGCGCCGTTGGTGTAGCGCAAGCTGGGCGTGCCCGTCAGCGTCTGAGCCGTGCCGCAGTTGTTGCTGATGCCGGGCCAGTAGCCTTGCAGGTCCACCAGCATCAGTTGTGCAGGCACGCCCGTGGCCACCGCCGTCACTGCCGAGACGTTCAGGATGTGCTTGGTGTCCGGGCTGACGTTGCCACCGTGCGGGATGCCGAAGATCTGCGTGCCGTTGCCCGTGGCCTCATCGCAAGTGCGCCACGCCAGCGCAGTGCCCGCCCAGGCGTTTGCCACGGGAGTGCCTGCCAGGTTGCTCATGTCAAACCACCGGCCTGCGGTGTAGGCGGCAGCGCCTGTCAGCTTGTTCCAGTCGGCACGGCTGAACTTGCCGCTGGTCATCTCGTTGATCAGATCATCCATCGATGAGAAAGGCATGCTTTATCCCGAGACAAATTGCACCCACCCGCGCAGGGGGGTGTAGTTGGTTGTGTTCAACAGCGCGATCATGTTCAGATACGCGCCTTCCTTGATCTCAGGCACGTTGGCGTTCTGATTGAAGAACGTTTTTTCGGCCTGTGTGTTGGCCTCGAAGATCTGAATCTGCGCCAGCGGCTTGACCAGCACGAAGTTCACAAACCCACCCGCACCACCCAAGAAGGTGACGCTTTCAATCGACCGGATGCCCTTGTCGCCATTGGCCAGGGGCGCGAACGGGCTCACCGCCGTGCCTACGATGCTGTCGCTGCCTGTGTTGCCGATCAGGCCAATGTTGCCCGACGCAGTGACCCCGAAGGTCACTATGCGACCCGCCACACCATTGCTGTTGGTGTAGTTGACCGTGCACTGCACCGAGTTTGCAGTCGGCGTTGCAATCACACACATCAACCTCACGCCATGGCCATCCATGTATCTGGGCAGCGTGAGCGCGTTGTCCATCGCCTGCGGGTCGGCATCGTCGCCGTCAACCAGCGGGTAGAACATGAGGTAGTCGCACAGCATGAAGTGCGCCGGAACCCCAGCGCCCGCTGTGCCAATCGACATGGCGTGCAGGTACTTGGTCAGCCCGACTGGCGGCGTCGGCCCGGCGTAGATGCCCCGATTGCCCTCGCCGTAGACAGGTGTGGCCTGGAACTGTGAGCCGACGTAAGCCTGGTAAACCGGGATGCCCGACCCCACCGAGGTGTCCACCCAGCGCCCGCCGACGTTGGGGCCTGTGGTCTTGTAGAAGAATGACTGCCAGGTGTTGCTGCCATCCGCAGCATCGCCCAGCACGCGAACGCTATTCAGCGACATCGGGTGTCACCTCAACATGCCAATCCACCGCGCCATCTGGGTGCTCCAAGCACTGTTGCACCTCGTTGTCCACAAGCTCAAGGTCTCGCAGACAGTGGGCGCAAAAGTACCGCAGGCTCACATCAGTCCACGGTGGCGGTCATCGCACCGGCCGCAAACTGCGGCTGGATGCCGTTGCTGATCGACAGGCTGGCGTTCAGCGCACCCTTGAGCAGCAGGTTGCCGGTGCCCGTGCTGTCCGTACCGATGCCGAAGTGCGTGGCTGTGGCGGTGCCGCCTGTGCACTGGCCGAACTGCACCAGGGCGGTGTTGCTGATCGTGCTGACCGTGCGCGTCCAGCCGCCTGCGGTGCGTGCCACCGCCACGCGGGCGTAGCCGGTGTAGCTGATCTCGCTGGTGCTCTGGCTGCCTGCCTCGCCGGGATCTGCGCTGTGCAGGCTGATGTGGAACGAGCCCGCGGCAGCGCTGTTCTGCAGGCCGGCAGCGTCCCCGATGTTGGCCCAGTCGGTGTTCAAGAACAGCAGATCAAGCAGCGCCTGCTCAGCGGCGTTGGTCATGGACATGGTGGTTTCTCCTTAGGCGATGCCTTGGGCACGGCCGTCAGGGCCGCGGATGATGGTTCTAGGGGCGCGCATCTGCGCCAGCGCCTCGGTGAAGCCCTGCATGGCCATGGCCAGCGCGGCATTCGGGCTGGGCTCTTCCACGCCACCCTCGGCCATCTGCTCGGCCGGCGTCTGGACTTCCGGGCCTTGCTTGGCTTGGTGCGCAATCTGCGCCACCAGCACCTTGGTCTCGGCCTCCAGCGTGGCGCGCCAGCGCTCCATCTCCAGCTTCTCGCGCTCCAGCACAGCCTTGTTGTCGGCCTCCAACTGCTTGAGCTGCGCCTCCATCTCCAAGCGGGCCTGCTCGCGCACGGCGTCACGCTCGTCGTTGGCCTGCTGCACCTGCAGCTCGGCTTGCTTTTGCGCCTGGGTGGCCTGGGCCTCCATCTGGATGCGCTGCATCTCCATCTGGGTCTGCGCCTGGAACTTCTGCGCGTCGGCCTGCTGGCGCATCTGCTCGAGCTGCATCGCGGCCTGGGCCTTGATCTGCTCAGGCGCGGGCGGCTGCGGCCGCGGTGGGGCCTTGGCGGGGTCTGAGAAGAACTTCTCGGCCGTCTTGAAGCCCAGCGCCTTCACCAGCTCTTGCTGGCTCTGGTAAACGTTCTCGGGCGTGGCGGTGCCCACTTGCAGGCCGAACTGCTGCTGCTGCAGCAGGGCCATCAGGTGCGCGACCTGCTGGTCCTTGTTGCCCGTCCCAAGACCGACATTGACCGAGACGTCGAACTGGTTGCGCCACTCGCGCGGGTCGATGTTGACCCACTGGCCGCGCAGGCGGATGACGTCTTCCTTGGTGCTGTACTGGCTCACCAGCTTGAGCATCAGGCGGAACAGGTCGCGAAAGCCCTCGGCGAAGTTCCGGGCGATCAAGTCCAGCCGCATGTCGGCGCGGTTGGTGACGATGTTCACGCCCGTGGCCGTCTGGTTCAAGCTGTCGCCATCAGCCCCTTGGTTGTAGCGCGTCCAGCCCGTGGAGTCCTCCAAAAAGCCCTGCATGGTCTCCATCATGGACATGCCGAGCTGGGAGTCCCCCATGCCCTGGTCCAGCCGCCCCGCCGCGCCGGGCTGCTTCACGCGCACCACGCCACCAGGCCGGGAGGCCAGCAGGTCGTCCAGGTTGACCTGGCCATCCACCGCGAAGTACCGGCCGTTGATCGACAGGTACATGTTGTCCAGCATCCCGCGCAGGATGTTGGTCTTGATCTTCTGCGCCTCCAGGGCAAGATCGGCCACGCTCAGGCCGAAGAACTTGTGCGGCATCGGCACGGGGGTGATGCTCACAAACGGCGCGCAGTCCACGATCTCGTTGTCCAGGATCTGGTTGCCCGCGCGCGTCACCTTGCGCAGCTCGCTGATGCCGTCGCCGTCGTAGTCGCAGCGCACGTAGCACTCGGTCACCCAGATGATGCGCTGGGAGTCGTCGGGCGTGCTGATGGTGTCGGCCTGCAGGTAGGCCAGCTCGTCGTCGTAGCCCAGGCGCTCGATGCGCTCCATGTTCAGCGCGGTGGACTGGTCGTCGCCGCTGATCTGGTCCACGTTCTTGTAGCCCATGGAGATCAGGTCGCTCTGCGTGCGGGCCACGCGGTGCGCCACAAAGCTGGCGTCCTCGATGGTCTTGGCCTTGCGCGAGATCAGGAACTCCTCGGGCGGCACGTTCTCCACCCGCACGCAGCCCTGGATCTTGGTGCGCTTGCACACCACGTCGTAGGCCAGCACCGGCGGGGCGGCCTGGATCTGCGCCATCTGTTGCTGCAGCGGCGTGATGGCCTGCGCGGCCTGCGGGTTCTGCTGCGCGGCGTTCAGCGCCTGGTCGAGCTGCTGCTGGAGCTGCTGCAGGGCCTGCTCGCGCTGCTTGGCGTCTTGCTCGTCGGGGTAGCTCTTCTGCTCAATGACCTCGACCTCGTCATCTTCCATCAGCTCGGCAAGCTCGACTTCGTTGAGGTTGCGGTACTCCTCGCGCTTTTCTTCCTTGCGGTCATCCCACCAGACTTTGACGATGCCGTTCTTGCTCAGCAGCGCGTCCTTCATCCAGTTGTAGGTGATGAGCTCGCCGTTGTTCCTGACGTGGAAGCAGTGATTGATGTAATCCGTGCACTGCTCGGCCTTGGCCTCATCGCCCGGCTTGGTCGGCTCAAACTCCACCACGCGCTCGGAGCCCGCAAACTTCACCATGAGCTGCGGCAGCATGCTCTCGATGGTATTGCGCACGTCCGGGCTCACCACGGACGAGCGGCCTTCAATCTCCGGCGGCGTCAGGTCCAGCGTGGGCTTGGCCAGGTAGTAGCTCATCGCCTTCTGGCGCTGGGCGGCCAGCTTGCCGCTGTACCAGCCCACCGCCTGGCGCATCTCCTGGTCGGTGATCGACCGGAGCTCATCGTCA